GGACACTCATATTCTTTTAAAAAATCTCTTTTTTCATAATCAATCAAATAACTTTCTAATGGCGCACTTGGATAAGCATGCAACCCTCTTATAACTTTTTTATCTTTTATTCTTGTGTCAAATAATAACGGAGTAGTTTTTGTTCCAATTAAAAATCTGCATAAATTTAGCAGAGCATTTTCACCATAACTATCTATCCAAAAATCTACAGGTTCAGCAGGAGTAACAAGTGCATTTTGTCCACCGACTACTATAGGGATGTTTGGATACGTAGTTTTTAACCAAGACAAAAATTGATTCAAATGAACAGAATAAGGATTTAAAAATGAAGTTGCAAATACAAATGCTACTACATTATTGTTTACTCTAGATTTTACAAATGCCTGTAACTGCTCTTCTTGCCAAAATGAGGTGAAATCAACAACTTCTGCATCCCAATCTTGTGTACGTAAAAAAGTAGCCACTCTATGAGACCAAATATTTCTTTCCCATCTTTTACCAGTTAAAGAGAAAAAAATAATTTTATTCATAATCGAAAACCACTTACTTTTTTTGTTGCATACTTATTTGTGAGTAAAAGTTTAATTTTTTCAGCAAACCGTTTATTCTTTGATATAGTAAAATGATTTTCCACTATTTGATTTTCTCCTATAAGATGGTCATCGGCAAATTGAAATAATGCCTCGGACACTGTGATGCCTGTATGAAATTTTTTATTAGTTGGATATTTAAAACTATAAAAATGTATAACTTTTTCTATTGTTTTATATGATGAAATTATTTCGTCTAATTCTATATACCATTGTGTTACAGCCCATTCGCACCAAGGAGTAAAATATAAATGTTTGTAGTAATCTTTTGTGGCATTCCATACTCCTAGAGGTATATTATTTGCAAATTTTTTAGTCTCATCGTACGTTGACATACTGTTTAAAGGATAGTTTTCATCACTCCATAATCTATTAGGATCAGTATGTATAATTATTAAAATACTAGGAGTGTAGTTATTTAAACAGTCAATTAACTGCTTTCTTGTAGACCACCACCCTGCACCTGAAAATCCATTGCCCAAAGGTACATGATCATTATCATCTGGGAAAAGTAATTTTGTTAAATAATAAGGCCAATGTCTTTCTGTTTTCCTATAAGCACAAAAACTGTCGCCTACAATACATATGTTTTTATTCATATTATTTTTCTAAGATTTTTTCTATTTCTGATATTTCTGTAAAATGGTTAAAGCTATAAATTTTATTTTCATTTTTCCTAATTAAAAACTTATGGAAATTCCATTTAGGAGAAATTTTTACAATATTAAAAATCTCCTGATAATATTCTGAAATATTAGATCCAATTACATTTTTCTTAGGCAAAATCTCAAAAGTTATGTTATAAGTTGTTTTACAAAACTCTTGTATATCTCTATCATTTTCAAATTCTTGATTATTAAAATTACTAGATGGCTGGGCTATTATTAAAAGATCTTTTTGTTTGTAATTATTATGCAAAGCTTCTAAATCAGCATATTGTCTTGTAAACCCGCACTTACTTGCAGTATTTACTAGCAATATATTCGAAAAATTATATTTTTCAAAACATTTTGGTATATCTGTATCAAAAATTTTATTATCTTGCCATGTATTTTTTTTAAAAGTTTCAAAAGACATTTTTTTTACCAATTATCATATATCTTGTATATTTTTCTGTTTCTAGTTCATCTTTAAGTAAAGTTGATATGTTAGATATTTTATCAAATTCATTTAATGATTTAGAGCATCTTATGTGTTCTTCCAAACTAAAAAAATTATTACTTTGCAAAACAATCAAAGACGAACTACTTATCAAATTAAGCCAAGTATTGTAAGTATCTTGTTTAATATGTTCACAACTTGTATTAATTACAATATCTGCAGCATAATTGCAAACAGCCATGTCTGCTGTTACAGCTTCAAATCTACCTTCTATTTCATAATTTTTATTCATTAAAGTAGCTATATCTTTACAACCTGGATCAATATCTACACTTATAATCTTATTAACATTTATGTCACTATTAAATATTAAAGACGATAAAACTCCATACCAACCGCCATAAATTACAATATTTTGTGGAGTATTATTACAATATTTCTTTAAATTTTCAATTAACCAAATCTTACTCCGAATTTGTCCTTTCCAAAAAGATTCTAAAGTTCTATAGCAATCATCGCTTTGTCTAATAGCATCCATCCAAAATAATATATCTTCTATCTTGATTTGCATTATTTCTGGTAGGGTCTAAGATACCGCATTGAAACATTATGTCCGTCGCGATAAGAAAAAGGGCTTAATAAATCACAAATAAATCTTGCAAACAATCTATTATCTTGTATTGATAAATGATTACTAACTTCAATTTTAGGATCTTGTTCGCAGTAATGCCACAAAGAATCTCTTATAGTCACTCCATGCTGCCAAATAAAGTCACTACCTGCATTAAAACAATGGATATGTATTATTTTTTCGATACGTGGTGTTGTTTTCAATATGTTATCTAATTCTAGATACCATCTTATAGCAGCCCATTGATGATATTCTGGTGAAAAAAGATACTTATAATAGTTTCCTGCTGCTTGCAGCCAATTCAAATCAACATCTTTGTAAATATGTTGCTTTCGTGTATTAAGATAATCTATAACTTCTATAGGCGATAATGGCAAGTTCTTTTCATTTGCTAATCGATTTAAATCGGTATGACAGATAATAAGAATTTTAGGAGTATGTATTTTTATCTCTTTTAATAAATGCTCTCTAACAGCCCACCAGGCTCTACCTGGTAAACCCGTACCTCTTGGAATAAGTTCTTTATAATTGGAGACTTTTATTCCTTCATCTAGGGCAACTTGTTTAGCAACTATAAATGGCCAATGATTCTCATTCTCTCTATATAAACAAAAACTGTCACCTACTATTAACAAATCTTTCATGCCTTCCATTTTTCGCTCGTTGCGTCTTGGTGTATATAGATCCTTATTTGTTTTCTGTCCTATAAGAGGAAATTTAAGTTTGTTGGTTAACATTATTTTTCTTTAGGTATTTTACTATCTGCACTACTTACACAAGTATCTGTAATACATATATTTGGCCGATTATTTATTTTAAATCCTGTTACAATATCGCCGAGATTTTGTTCTTTGCAACTATAACTTCTTTTAACTTCGGTATTTTTGATTATAATTCCTTGATAACCTGCATTACATTTCCAACCTTTAAATTTATTAAATCCAAAAGTATTTAACCGTTCTGCTTGATCTAACAAATATTTTTTATTTTCTTTATCATATAAATGTAATTGTGATATTTCTAAGCCTTTCCATTGTTGAACAAATCCTGTTTGCATTTTTTTAATATTATCAGCAGTGTATCCAGAAACAATCTGTGTTGCTGTAGTATTTGATTGCGGCTTTAAAGTTACATTTATCCCTAATTTAAAAAATCTTTCACATCTTTCATAAAGGGAATCAAATTGTTCTGGAACCATTACTTGATTTATTGTAACAAATATATTATTATCTATAAGATACAAACATTTATCAGCAAATTCATCTTCATTAGCAAATTCTGCATGAAAACTAGCCGTTATGCTAATTCTATGCAAGTTGTTTGTATTTTTTACAAATTTATTCCACCATTTTATTGCAGGAGATAAATTAGTAGTTAAGTGTAAACTTTGATAGTTAGGAGTTGAATCAGACTGATAAAAATCTATTAACTTGAGTAAATTTTTGTAAGCAGTAGGCTCTCCTCCACTAAAACTAAAATGGAAATTATTAAAACCATTTTCATTTGCTTGTTTTTTTATGTTAGTAATTGCATCAATATAAATTTTTAGCTCCCGGTAGTCTACAATATCACTTCTAGCGTAAGGCCAACAATATGAACAATTATAATTACAAAATCTGCCTAAAATCCAAGACACTGTAAATAAATCTGTTTCTAATAATGTAGATTGCCCAAGTTTGATAATATTATCAAACGGTATACTTTGAAAATTGCTCATTTAACCATTGAAAATCATTTATTAACTTCAATTTGTCTTTGTCTGTTTTAAATTTGCTTCCAAATTCTCTTCCTAGTAACGCACCACTTTTGGCATAATTACCATACTTTTTGTCTAACCCTATGTCAGAACACCAAATGTTTAATCTTTCTTCTGACTCCTCATTTTCTTGCCGATCAATTACTTTACTTGCAAGTTTTGCACATTCTCTAAATGCACTTTTCCATGTACTAAATGGGTCTGTATTAAATACTGTTATATTTGATATAGCATCTACTAATTTAAACTTACTACTAATACTTGTGGTCATATCTGTAGAATTTAGATCCATATTTATAGTTAATTTCTTTGGTAATAATTTAACACCACCGTATCCATATACCAAACCATTTATAGGATTTGAACTTCTCCAAACATGAACAGCATCTTGATCCCATTTAGCAACTTGATAAGAAAAATCAAAGTCATGCACAATATGAGCATCAGCATCTACTACCCAAAACATATTTGTATTAACTTTTTTTGCAGCAGCAATATGAGCATTATGGATTCCTTTAACATTTTCAACCCTGTGAATTACATAATCTTTAAATCTTTCTTCTAACATTTGAAAATTTTCATCTGCATTTAGTTCAAAATATGATATATAAACAATATCAAATTTTTTAGGAGAACTTATGTTAAAATTAATTTCTTTTTTGTTTGCAAAAAATTTATATTCTAACTCTTTTTCATAAATTTGCTTATTTTTGTTTAAACAAATTACTCCGTCAAAATATTTTTCATTTTTAAAAATATGAACTAAATCTTTTTCATTATATGGAATTTGATAAGAAAAATTTAATTTAACATCTAAATCTTCTGATATAGCATAATAAAAATCTGTAGTAACTTTATCTCTTTTATGCATTAAATCATTATAGTTTTTATATGTAATTATATCATACTGTTTTGGAAAAGATGCTGATATTTCTATTTTTTTATTTTTTAAATAAAATCTGTAATTAAACTCTCTCTCAGTTATTCTTGAATCTTTATGACAAATTGATATACCATCATAATACTCTCCATGTTTAAAAACATGTACTAAATCCTTTTCGTAATAAGGAACTTGTTGTTCTAACTCTATATTTACTATTACATCAGAGTTAATTAAATAAAAAAAATCTGTTTTACAACTCTGCTTTGCTTCTAAGAAATCATAATAAGTATTACAAACAAATTTATCATATTTCTTAGGCAAGCTAGCAACAATATCAATTTCTTTTTTATTTGCAAAAAATCTATATTCAAATTCTTTTTTGGATAACAAAATATCTTTATGTACAATTATTATTCCATCAAAATAATCTTTATTTTTAAAAACATGAACTAAATCTTTTTCGTAGTACGGAACCTGATAATTAAAATTAAATTTTACATCTAAATTATCCCATATTATGTAAAAAAAATCTGTTGTACTAATTTCTCTTGCTCGTAAATAATCATCATACGTTTTACAAGTATATGATTCATAATCTTTAGGCACGCTTGCAACAATATCAATTTCTTTTTTGTTTACAAAAAATCTATAATTGCATTCTTTCTCTGACAGCAAAGTATCTTTACTTAATAAAATTACACCATCAAAATATTTTCCGTTTTTAAAGACATGAATATATTTTTCATCATGTTCATTTATTTTAAAATCTAAAATGACATCATCTTTAATGATTAAATTGTCCCATAAAATCCAAAAAAACTTTGTAACTGATTTATCTTTTGCTTCTGAAATGCTAGACGCTTTTTTTAATGTTAAAAAATACTTCTTGTAAATTTTAAATATTTTATCTTGACCAATAAAAAAGATATCGTACATAAAAACTCATTATAAAATTACTTATACACATTACATAATAAATATCTGTAAATAAGGAGATAACGTGAAAGCATTACTAATAGGAACAGGATCTAAATGGGGAGAATATTTTACAAATTTATTAGCTAACACCCATAATTACAACATAGACTTAATTACAAGCTCAGACTATCCATCTACCGAAAATGTTACTTGTCATAAGGTAAATTGGTATAGCTTAGATTTACCTATGGTGCAATCTATCATACCATCTTTAAGAATCGATCCTTATGATATAGTTTTTTTCAATCAAAATACCGGTGGTCCGTTTGGTGAATCTGGTTTTAGAAGAGGTACTATGACTGGTTTAGCCGATTTCAATCAACACTTGTTTGTTAATTGTTATTTACCTTACATACTAATTAAAGAACTAACTGACTACATTACTCCTAATACAAAAATTTGTTGGATGCTTACAGGCTTAATAGATGGCAAAGATCCAGACCTTTGGCAATATTCAGGGTACGGAGCAGTCAAATCTTTTAATGTACATATGCTAAAAGGTTTTGCTAATTCACATCCTGGAATTTTTACAGGAATCAATCCTTTTTGGTTTCCTGAAGGGCAAGAACAAAATGATGCAGAACTAATATATAATCTAATACAATCCTTAACTGCAGAAAGCAATGGTAGAATGTATTTTAAAGATAAAAGAGAATGGGAATTATCCAGCTAAGTACATTCCTAATAAAGCAGTATATCTTTGTGCATCTAATACTTTAGGAACTGCATGATAAGTTTTTTCGGTGTTAGTCCAAAAAGTTCCAGTAAATGCTGTTCCGTTAGCTTTGTAATAATATTTAGAAGCATCAGTACCTTCATCTTCCCAATTATGGTTTTCATGAGAAAAAATAGTAGTTGTATGATTATCTTGTAAATTTATAGATCCTGCCCAAAAAGAAAACCTATTATCTAAGTGCCACGGTTGAGACCAATCTTTAAAATCAGATATAAGCATATATGCTTGTTTAGACCAATGATCGAGATTATTTTCGCGCCACCAATCATCGAAACCATAATGAATAGGATATCTAATTTTATCTAACTCTAAAAAAATTTTAGTTACTTCTTTATAAACTTTAAAATGATGCTGAATTAATAAATATTCTGATTCTTCACGATATTCTTTTTTTACTTGTTGCCTGCCTTTGTAGACTATTAAATTTTCAAAGGATAGTTGTTCTAATTTATCTATTGTTTTATACTTACTTAAAATATCAGAATGAACAGGATGGAATGTACATTCTATTATAGGAGGCTCATTCTGAATAACTTTATAACTTTTAATTCTATCTACCATTTTTCTATCTTGTATTCTTCTGCTAAATCATTAAAATATGGAACTGTTTGAAACAAGTTTTGATTTCTTTTACTATCAAATTTTTTTTGCTCTTTAAAAAAATCTATAATTTTATCTTTATCTTTTTTTATTGTCAAAGCTTGTTTATATTGAGAAATTAAATCATTAATAGGTATATGTCTATAAACTGGTAACTCTGCTAATTTTTGCAAACCTTTTTCAATTATTATATTAGGACAATTATTCAATATAGGTGTCCCTACAACAGGAATAAAGAAAAACGGTACCACTTTATTATGCATAACACAACATTTTTTTAGAAGTTTTGGAATAGATAATGCATTTATATTCTGTATTGTTGTAGCTATGCTTATTTGTACTTTTTCATTTTTAATTTTTTGCTGAATAATATTTAAATTCTTATAAACTTTGTCCCATTTTCCTGGCCATCTAATATATTCGTAAACTTCTTCTTCCCCATCTATGCTAACTTGTAAATTAATTTCTGCAAAATTATTCCATCTATCTATAAAATCTTCAATTTTGTTTACCTGTAAATTTGTACTATAATTTATAGCTATTTGATTTGCTCTATTATTTTTTATAATTACATCTAATATTTCATCATGGAAATCATTTATTAAAGGTTCTCCACCTAACATGTAAATACATGCTAAATTTTTTGCTCTATAAATTAATTCTAAAACTTTATCTTTATTGTCTCTACTTAATTCGATATCATTTGGTATCTCTCTACCTTCTATTTCTGCTAATTGTTTAGCCAATAAACTACTGCTAGACCAATTACACATTCTACATGCAAGATTGCATTTATTCCCTAATCCTATATCTAAATATCTTATATCCGAAAAATCTATTACTTTTTTCAAATTTAAGTTACTTACAGTATATCCATAAAATTTATTTTTATTTGCAACATCTCTAAAACTTCTAGTACCTGCACTTTCCATTTGCCAACAACGATTACAAAAATTATGTTTTTTATTTTCTATAAAAGTTTCTCTAATACCATAAATGTAATCATTATTAATTATTTCATCTACATTTAACGAATCTATATTCAATCCTGTTGGTATATATCCAGCATTGCAACAAACCCTAATCTCACCATTAGATCCTAAGCTTACACTATTAAATGGTAATACACAATAGTTACTTAACACTATCATCCTTTCCAATGTAACTATTACGCTTATTTCCTAATTCACCAAAGTCTAATCCGTTCCATTCTACTCCACAGCATTGTCCACATTTATAAGGACGCATAGATGTATTTCCTCTTTCATTATCCCAAGTATCAGGCAAAAATTTTTGAAAAGTATCTTTTTTTAATATATCCCATAAATTATTTTTATGAATATTAAATTCATCAACTCCTCCATCTAACTCTAACATTTTTAAATAATTTTCATCCGCACTCCTTTCCTTTTGATCTTGAAACGGTTCGGATCCTAAAAAACAACAAGGCGCAACAAACCCATTTGCGCCAATAAAAATTTCATTAAAATTTATATTATCTCTTACTTTAGCAATACTTCTACATTTTATATTAAGAGAATTTAATGGAATTTGTTCCCACTTATCTTTTACCCATCGTAAATCATTTTGAATATGTCCTTGTAAATTCCTAAAATCATCAATAGTTATACTTTGCTTATCTTGATTTTTAAAATAAGTTGCATCCTCAAAATTATGTTTAAAGACACTGTCTAATGGCTGTTGTAAATCATACAAATATTTTCCATTTTCAAAAACTTGATAGCTTCCTTGATTATTATCATATCTTTGCCATCTTGTTGTTCTCTTTACATTGAAATTTCGAAATCCCATCTCTTTAGCTAGTTGATAGGCTTCTTGTACCTGATGCTCATTGTGTTTAAAAACAATGTAATCCCAATGAGCTACTCCACCTCCATCAATAAAAGCTTTTGCATTTTCTATTATTTTGTTAAAATCTGTTTTCCGTCGATATAAATGATTTGTATCTGCTAACCCGTCAATACTAAAGGTGCAATAATTTCCTAAATTATGTTCTCTACGCATTACTTTACCTAGTCTATGCCACCAATCTGGTGTTCTTAAACTACCATTAGTATTGCAAGCCAAGCCTATAGTTGGAGAAATTTCTCTAACATACTCATAAATATCTACAAACTCTCTGCAAGCGCAAGGGTCTCCAAAATTACCACAAGCTAAAATTTTCTTTAAATTATTATTTAAAAAATCTTCAGGCCAAGAATTTATAAATCCTTCCAATGTCCACTCTGTATTAGCAAGAGTTTTTAATTCATATCCATCACTAGTAAATCTGGGACACATTGGACATCTACTATTACATTTATCAGAAGGTTCCCAGTGAACCTGAAACTTTGTACCATTAAACATTAAAATAATCCTTTAACATATAAAAATATTCTGGAAATGTTTTTTCAAAAGATTCATTTCTAAATTTATCTCGCATTTTTATTTCTTTACACCAATTTGTCCATGCAATATTACAAAAACTGTTTTTCGAATTTTTTAATAAAGCACAAATCATATCTTTTTGTTTTTTCCAATCCATAGGATCATGCTTACTTTTTGTTTGAGAAATTTTTTCAATTAATTGCGATTTAATTTCCCATGGAAGAATTCTAACTCCTCTATGATCATGAACTGTATTAATATACATCCTTAAACCTTTTGCAGCATAGTGCTCATATGTTTCAAAAAAATCGAAAGCATTAAATGCACTTAAACTAAGACAGGCACCTACTAACCATTCTGTTTCATTTTTTTCTTTTTCTTTTAAAAAATTATCTATAACTTCTTCTGATTTATCCCAATTTGCCCCATGTCTTAAATATTCAAACTTAGGACCTACTCCGTCAGAGCTAACTTGTATATCTATAACTTTGAATTTATTTAAAATATTAATCTGTTTATCTGGGAAAATAGTTCCATTTGTATTATAATGAACTACTTGATTGTGACTGTATCCATTATCTACACAATACTTTAAAATTTTCCAATGTGATTCTATATAAAAAGGTTCTCCGCCTGCAAAATCAAAATGTTCTGCATATTCTAATAATTCTTTAATATCTTCCCAAACAAATTTATTATCTTTATGGAAGCTTTCTGTTCCAATTCTAAACTTATCCTGCTTCATAAAGCCTTTTACATCATTAGGACTTTGTAATTCAGCTTCTTCTTGTAACCACGGTGTACTATGCGTAGGCGCACAAATTCTACATTTGATGTTACATAAATTGCCCATGCTTAAATCTAAAACAATTGGCAAAGATTTAAAAGATAAATCTAACTCTCTTTCTTGATATTTCTTATTATCACGTATCCGTTTACTTTCTTTACCTGCATCCTCTTCTTTCCAACAAGTAATACATTCTGGTATTCTCATACCTTTTTCTAATTGATCAGCAAAATCTTTTCTAGAATTACTAAACCAAAAATCTTTTATACTTGCTTCATTCAGACGTGTATGGCCTTCATTTGTTGTTAAGTATTTGTCTGTTAAACAACAAGGACGTATAGCACCGCTAGGATGAATACTTAAATTCATATACGCATTAACACATTTTGTATCACTCATAATTCTTATATACCTTTTCACATAAAAGATAAAAATCTGTATATTCAGGAAAAGTTTTTTGTAAATTTGTACCTAATCTTTTATCATTTTCTGTAAAAAATACATAAAAATCTCTCCTACCTCTTTTTATCAATTCCTCAGACACTGGGTTAGCAAATGCATAATCTCGTACTCTTCGCATTTTCTCAAACTCTACATCTGTAAACCATTTTTTATTTTCTTTTATAAAATCTAAATTAGCATCCATGTTTGATTGTAAAAAATCATTAGGCAAAATATTTAACATCCAATGTGGTGGTTCTTTTAAATAAGGCGTATCAAATTGCAACTGGTGCATAGGAATTTTCATTCCTAAATTAGATCTCCAATCTATAACTTTTTCTAAAAAATTCTTAAATGTTGCAACACATAAAACATTAAAAGTACACATTAAACCTACTTTAAAATCTCTACGAATAGCTTCTTTTAAATTATTTTCCCAATGTTCTGTTTTTAAACCTGTCCTCATATACTCTGCTTGCTCGCCCCATCCTTCAATACTAGTATACAAGGAAAAAGAACGTATTTTTTTATTATCTAATAAGCTTTGTATTCTTGTGTACAATCTATTAATTTTTTGTTTACTTACCCCTAAATTACTATTAAGACTTATATCTAACTGCGGCGCTGGTTCTTTTTCTAACAAATCAAAAAATTGCATTGCACCTGGATTCATTAGGGGCTCTCCTCCTGTTATTCTTAGCGTACTAAGGTCTTTTCTTAATTCAGGCCACCATTTCCAAAACGCTTCTATATAAGGATTATCATCTTTAGGTCGATAATATCTACCTGAATCTAAAAATTCGATCCCATATTGGTTATAAGTTAAATCATAATTACCATATTTTTCTATTTCTTCCATCCATAACGTGCTTGCTTGAGGACAACAGTAACCACATCTATAATTACATCCATTTCCAAAACTTACCTCAAGATATTTTGGATTTATATCGGCATCCCATGGCATCTTTCCTAGCTTTTCTATTTCATCGACTGCATAATCACTTGAACTATGTATCATTCTATCGCTAATATGATCTCCACCTAAATTTTCTATATTCCAACAATAATAACACTCTTCCGGCCTTTCACCTTCTAGCATTTTTTTACGTTGCTCTTTTTTCCAAGACGTGTTATGCAACGCACTAGGATTGTCCTTTATTTCATCTATGCTAATATGATGTGGTCTTGGATGATAACAACTATGATTATCACCTGTATGCAAATATAATGTTTGATGAAGCCACTTCATTGCACAAAAACCATTACCAATTTTATTCAGTCTATCTCTTGTATTTTTTATTAAATCAACCTTTTGCATTCTTCAATAAACTCTTTTAATTCAGGAAACGTAGAAAATATATCTGTATTTCTTCTATTATCATGTTGTTCAAAAAATAAATAAAAATTTTGCTTTGCTATTTTTTCTTGTTCTATATTTAGTGGCTCTTTTGCCCAGTTGTAAAGCCTTCTGATTTTATCAACTTCAAAATCTTTAAATCCTTTAAATCTGTTATTATTTGTCTCAGGGTTTTGTTCCATAAAATTAATACTTTTTGACAATTCTTCAAGCAAAAAACTAGGAGCTAATTTCATAGATAACCATAACGGATGATGTAACATAGGAACGTCAAACCATATTAATTGTCTATCATCATTTAATTCTATCCGTAAATTTAGTATTTCTTTTATAAAATTTAACCAGTTAGGCAAAGATAAAATATTTGCAGTAATAATAAATGTAAGGCTATGCTTTTTTCCTGTTTTTAGATAATCAACAATATTTTTATGCAAAACTGAAAAATCTAATCCATTCCTTATATATTCTGCTTGTTTACCCCAAGAGTCTAAACTACAAAACAACATAAAATGATCTATACAATTATTTTCTGTAATATATTTTAAGCTTTGTAAAAATTTTGACCATTGCTGACCTGGTGGACAACAGTTACTGGTAATACTTAAATTTAAATCGGCTTTCGGATGTTTTTTTATAAATTCAAACACTTTAAAAGTATTCTTATCCATTAAAGGTTCTCCGCCAGTCATCCTAAAAGTTTTTAAATCATTATATATATTTGGAAACCATTGCCAAAACGCAAGTGTATATGGATTGTCTGGAGAATTATCTATTTTTAAGCTTTCTACCCAACTAGGATCATTGTGCTTTGAATCAATTAATTTGTAAGCCCCATGTTCTAGCACTTCTTTATGCCATTCTGTAGATAAATGCGGACTACAATAAGAACATTTAAAATTGCAAGCTTGGTTAAAATTAACTTCTAAATATCTAGGGTTAGGATTATCAGTTGGGCCTTTACTTAGAATATCATCTATTAAATTAGGCTCATATACGTCTTTACTTCGATATGCTCTATCACTTATATTTCCTTGATCTTCGATTTCCCAACAAAAAGAACATTCATTTGGTCGCTTACCTTTTAACATTAATTTTCTTTGTTCTTTTTTGTATGCTGTATTATGAAGAGCAGAGGGATTTTTATTCAATTCTTCTAAAGGAATATTATGCGACGGAGGATGATAACAACTATGAGTTTTACCAGTAGGTAAATGTAAACTTACGTTATACCATTTTGCTAAACAAAAACTTGGGCTTACATTATTTAAAATATCTAAAATATTTTTTGTTTTTTCAAAATACTCACTGTTGTATTTGCCTTTGTAAAGGTTAACTTTATCACCTTTAATATCTTCAAGCACTAGCTCTCCTAATTACTCTAGGAGAGTTACTATACATTTTTTTAAAAAAAATACTTTGATCTTTATCTAACGGGTTTTCAGCGATTGGGATTGATAATTCTTCAATAAGATGGCTGCCCGTTTCTTTAATTTTATCTAGTAAATTTATTTCTTGTATACTTTCGTATTCTTCGTTCCACAACTTTTGTAAATAATCAAAATCTCTAACATTTACATAATTCCAATCTGTACACAAAGTTTTATATAAACCCTCCCGTGCACCATATATTGTCCATAATCCATTTTCAACATCTGCTCCTACCATGCACCAAATCATTAATCTATCAAAGTTTTGCCACCAAACCTTATTTATATTAACAACTTTTGCTCCTTGATCTAATGACATCTTAACTCCTTCTCTAAAACCTGATCTCCATGCTTGATAAGGAGTAAAATTTGTGTAGCTTATTGAATAATTTTCGTTGAATTGATAATATTTTTCGTCAAAACAAAACTCTACTAACCCTTTTTCATCAGTTGATACAGCATTTTCGTGTGTTTTCATGTTATTAACAAAAGTCTTTGTCCATAATTTTAATCCACCATTACCGTACATTAGATTATTAACATAAATTTTACCACACCAACTAAAAACATGCTGAGGAGTTAGATTTAATTTTTGCAAATCGATTTCTACTTGTAAAAAATCTTGATTAATAATATTATCTGCATCAACTGTAACAAAATATTCAGTATCAGAGATGTTTGCACAAGCTTTATGCGCCGAATCTGATCCTTTTACACCATGAACTCTTTTTGCCCAAGGAATTTTAGATATTAAATCTGTATAATTTTTTTCTGCATTAGGCTCATCATACGACAAAAAAACTATATCGCAATCTATTATTTTTATTATATCTGCCATTTAATTATCTCATAAAACTATAGGTATTAAACCTTTTATTTGTGTATATACTAAACTCTTTTAAATTAGCCTCCCATTCATAGATAAAAGGAAGTATAAAATAATGATTTTTTACTAATTGGTCTAAACTTACTGTTAAAGTTTTAAAAAGAATGTTAGGATTATTGTGTTCGCAAACACTAAAATGTAAAAATGAATCATTTAATGAAATATTATTATTATACAAAAATATTTCTAACTCTGAACTTATTAAAAATTTCCAACAAGTATTATCTTTATCATAAACAATAACAATTTCTGCATCTTTATTACCAAAAGGAACTTCATAGATAAGCTCGTTTATTTTAAAATCTCTTTCATCATACAATCCTTTAGGAATTAATTCATTAACTTTAGTTTTTAAATTAAATCCGACCATCCATTTAAATATTAATTCTTCTCCAGTTAATAAAACTTTAACATCTTCCTGATCAACTAATATATATTTTTCTGATATATCTGGCTGCTCGGGGGTAATTTTTAAAATATCACCGTTATCATCATAACAAACAAATAGTTCACTCATATCCTAAATATCTTTCATATTTACTTAATATTTGATCTGTAACAAAATCATTTTCGGTATAATGGAAAACGCCTGTTTGCTTATAATTTCCAATTAATAAATTTAAATCATCAGTAAGATAAGAACCAACTTGATTAATCCAACATTTACCCGGGTATTTCCATCCTTGCACATAAGGTTTCATGTGAACAAATTCAAATAAGTCTGTTTTTAAATTTGTTGTTAGTTCTGTACAATTTAAAATTTTGTTTACAATTGCTACAGATAAGTCATAACTGGGATATTTTGGATAATATTCTTTGCAAAAAGATCCATAAAATAACTCCCAGTTATGAGTCACTAACTCTAACCATTTAAAAAACTCATGACTAAAATCTGATTTTTTAATAAAATGAAATCCTGTATAAATGTTAGGAAGATTGTTTTTTTCAAATGCTTTTCTATAATAATTGCTTGTAATAACTTCTTTTCTATATGAATAAGCTTTTGTTAAAAAGAATAAATCATAATTGTTTAAAAACTTCCACCACATATCTATATTTTGAAGAACTAAAGTATCAGTGTCTAACACAATAGTTTGATCATAAGGTGTTGCATGATATGTTTTCCATCTGTTATTAATTTGATAAAATGTATTATCGTTGTCGACCCAAGGTACAGGTATTATATTATCAAATAAAGAATTAAACTTAGGATCAACATCATCATTTGTCATGATAGATATTAAGATATCTTTATTTGTAACTCTAATACTCATGGCAGAAAGAATTGCTTGTTTAACAAATTCTTCACCTTTCGCATAAAATAAAAATCCTTTACTTGCCATCTAATATCTCACATAAACATCTGTTATAGCTAAATTTATTCATAATATGAATATTATGATCTTTCCACATTATAGGTGTATATTCACCATGATAATTTTCTTTTTCAACTAAAAATAATATTTCTTTGTTTTTAATGTTAATATTCCAGCAGATATCTTTATCAGTAGTGTAAAATAATTTGCCAGGCATTGGATAGGAAAAATTACCTGCAGTATATCCATTCATAATATGAATAGCAATACTGAAAGCATGATCATTTCTATATATAGAACTGTATATTTGAAAAATTGATCTATAATGATTCCAATTTTCTTGGATATGTTGCAGTAAATTAAAAAAAATCTTGTTTATTTTTGTTTTCCTAAAAAATACTACAGTTGCCCAATAAAATTTTACACTGCAATCACTTAAATATTTAAATTCTGAGTAATCTCTAAAATTAGCCAAATCATATGCTGTATCATATATTAAAAAATCATTATCTTGAGTAAAACAATGTTTATATAAATCATTAATTATTAAAATATCTGTATCTATTAGTAGTGTTTCGTCGTATGGAGATACATCGTATGCTAAAGTTCTAGTTTCATTTTTAAACTGTAAACGCCTTTTTGACATAGCCCCATCAAAATACGTTCTAATGCAATGATCTTCAGATTTACTCAGTGTTGTACTATCTGTTAAATCCTTTTCGTCCCACACAATTTGTATAATATTATCAAAAACTTTTTTTGCATCTGGAAAAGTACATTCTAAGTAAAAAATGCTATCAGTTACAATACTAGTAGGAAGATTTAAATGTGTTTTAGCTTGCTTTGCTAAAAAATAAGCTTGTTTTACATAATCAACATGAGAATTATTTCTAGCAAATAATAAAATACCTTTAGACATCCGTTCCTACTAATTTACCAGTTGATCTTTTAACCTTTAATAAATTATATTCATTTAGAAATTTATTACTTGCATTGAAATATAAGTCTAAAATATCATTGTAAAATTTTTCTAAATTTTCGATTAAAATAGGAATTTTATTATCATCAATTAGTACTAAATCTTCTTGATTTTTTTGTAACATGGTTGCACAAAAACAAATTAAATTTTGGGTGACTGTGAATTGTCCGCCAGCAAAATAAAAAATAATATTTTGATAATATTGTTCGATAAGAATTTTCTTTTGGTTATTAAGAGTAACCATATAATTAGAAAATTCAAGTGCTTTTTTTAGTCTTTCATCCATTAGATTAATCTCCTTATACTACATTAGTATATAGTATAATAGATTAATCGTCAAGATTTTATAGATTAGATTCTAAATTATAGGTAGGAGCAGGCACTGAAACATTAGAACCTACTGCTCGCCTAACTCTTATATAGCTAGACAAAGTTCCATTATTAGCCTCGTCAAAATTAGGATTCACACCAGCTTCGTCATTGTATTCAATTCTAAACCAAAGTTTATTAGTTCCTTCTCGTTTTGCTCTAATTTTATAATTATTTGCAGCATAAACTCCACTTCCAAGTTTAGACATAATATCTTGATAATTTACGCCTAAATCATAATTACCAATGTCGTATACTGTTCCAGAAGATCCAGTTTTAGTTGTTGTACTTGCTGTAAATTTTGTTGTACCTACAGCAGTAAACATAGTATTCCAATCTAAACTTTTCTGTTCAGTTGCGCCTGTTATTGATGCATAAAACCAAATTTGTCCGCCTGTATTAAAAAAATATCTTCTTGCATTTTCATTCGCAAATGTTATACTAATTTCATGATATATATTTGCATTCCAACCCGTTTTTGTGCTTGTTAAGCTAGTTTGTACAACACTTTCCATTTGATTATCATTAGCTACATCTCTATTATTTACAATAGTAGACATAATTGCATCATAATCCATCCATCCAACTGGAGTTTGCTTTGTACCGGCATCAATAATAGGATAGTTACCTTCATTATCTGCTACAATATCTGTCAGTGACGGTGAAGTATCAAAAATGTGCAAATGTGCTTTACGCATGTCAGAAAATAAATTATTTAAATGGACTGCTTGGATGGTATTACCAATTGATACTACACTACTAGTTAGTGTTTGTCCATAACCACTGCTGCCACTTCCTACACCCATTACTGTTTCAATCTGCCCTTGCAGCAGATTATAATCAGAGGCTGTTATTTCTTTACCTGTAAATGCATTAATAAACGCCATATTTTATTTCCTTAATTTTTTATATTTAGTTCTTATTGAACAAAGATTTCTACTTTCTTGACACCTTCGTCTTCATTTGTTTCTAAAGCAGTTCCAACAATACACATTGCATGAGGTAGTTGTGCAGAACTAGTAACTGGCCAAACTGTAGCCGCACCGGCTGTAGTTGAGGTTACTAAAATATCTCCCTTATGTACTGGACCAACAACATTACATGGAACTCTTCCTTTTAATGCTATAGCTACACCCATAAGAGTACTATTCATTAAATATGCAGGATCTGTTGATACTACTCCTGCTAATTTATAATCACAATTAATTGTAGTAGTAGTAACTTCTTTTTCTCCACCAAATACTAAAACATAGCCAGGATCATACATTTGATCTGGCAAATATTTTTCAGCTAAGTCAGCATACTGAGCTTGAGTTGCTGTTCCAATAAAATAATTGGCTTCGATATTCCTGCTAGCATCTCTTGCAACAATAGTGCTAGCAACATTTCCGGTAGTTGCTGTTACTGCTATACCATTAAGTTCTAAAGAACCTGCTGAAGTTGCTCTACCTTTAAAATCAGTTGC